TCCGATCCACAGGTGGAGCAGATAACCATAGCGTAGTGGGGGCGGCGGTCGAAAGATCGCCGCCCCCACTCGAAATCATCGCGAGCTCGACCCAAGTCGGTAAAACCGAAACCATTCTTAATGCCATCGCGTACTCCATAGACCAGGACCCAGGCCCAGCATTAATGGTCATGCCACGGGAGGACGATTGCATCTCGATGTCTACCCGCAGGGTTAGACCAATGATCGAGAGCTGTGAGCGGTTAAAGCGGCACTTGAGTGAAAAAAAATCAGACAACCGGCAAAAGGAGATCAGGTTTGTAGGTTCGATGCTGTACTTCGCCGGCGCCAACTCCCCGGCAGACCTGGCGTCACGTCCCATTCGCTACCTCTTCGCTGATGAGGTTGACAAATACCCGGCGTTTTCTGGGCGCGAGGCTGACCCGGTGGCGCTGGCGATTGAAAGAACGCGGACATTCTGGAATCGGAAGATCGTCCTGACTAGCACCCCGACCACCAGAGATGGCTACATCTGGCGGGAGTTCGAGAAGTCTGACCAATGCCTCTACTACGTTCCCTGCCCGCGTTGCCAGGAATTCCAAGCTCTCGAGTTCAGGGCGATCCATTGGCCTGAAGATGAGCGAGACCCCGCACGCATCCGCGACCACAGGCTTGCGGTCTACCGGTGCATCGAGTGCGGGTCAGAAATCGCAGACAACGAAAAGCCGCGGATGTTGCGGGCCGGCGTCTGGGTTCCAGAGGGGAAGAAAGTTGGACGCGATGGAACGGTTCGCGGAATTGAGCCGGTCAGCCATCGAGGGTTCAGAATCAACTGCATGTATTCACCTTGGATCGGGTGGTCGGACGTTGCCGCCAAGTTCCTCGAGGCCAAAGACAATGTCCCGCTACTTCTCAATTTCGTGAATAGCTGGCTCGGATACGTCTGGGAAGAACAGGCAGAAAAAATAGACCCGGAGGCGTTGGCAGCTCGATCAGACAGCTACGAACGGGGGACGGTGCCCGATGGGGCTGTGGTCCTGACCGCCGGCGTCGATGTCCAGGCAGACAGTTTCTACTACGTCATACGCGCTTGGGGTTACGGCGAGCGCTCATGGTTAATCGAAGCCGGACAGATAGAGACCTGGGAGGGCCTCATCAGGCACGTCTTCCAGGGGGATTTCCCCGGCGCCAGCGGTGGGCAACACCGAGTCAGATTGACCTGCATCGATTCGGGTTACCGGACAGATGAGGTTTACCGGGTTTGCCGTGAATGGTTAGAATTAGCGCGACCAGTAAAAGGCCAGCAACGGATGGCCAGCGTCCCCATCCGGGCGGTTAAAATTGACAGGGATTTCGGCGGGGCGCCCATCCGCGGTTCTGTCCGCCTCTGGCACGTTGATACCTCACACTTCAAGGACAAGCTTGTCAGGTTACAGGGCACACCAGATGACCAACCTGGCGCCTGGCGCCTCCACCGCGATCCGGGGGAGGATTACCTACGCCAAGTCACTGCCGAGCATAAGATTTTGAAACGCAACAAACAGACCGGCCTTACCAAGTCGGAATGGGTTCCGAAACCAGGAGGCGGCCCGAACCACTGGCTGGACTGCGAGGTCTACGCCACCGCCGCCGCGGACATGCTCGCTGTGTACACACTCAAAGATGGGACGCAGGGCGACGAACAGCAGCCCAGGCGCCCGGCAGACGGGGCATCCTTTATCCGAGATGACCAGCATCGCCAGCGGGCGGGTGGCTGGGTCACCGGCGGGGGCGACGGGCAGCGCCGAGGCTGGATCAAATGAGCTGGCTCGGCAACCATCGCAACGATCCCGACCGCCGCCCTGTGGTTCAGTTCGTCCCGATAATCTGCCCGGACTGTAGGACCAGGAATTATGACCACGAGGGCACCCGGGGGAGGATCCGTTACCATCGCTGCCGGGATTGCAGCCTACGGTTTATGTCGGTTGAACAAATTCCCGAACCGGGACCAGAGGGCTAGTAATTACATCCCTCCAAGCGGTCAGATAGACGCATGGCCACAGCAATCGCCACGAGAATCCAACAGATCGATGACGCCATCGATGCCATAATCACCGGCGGCGCTTGTCGCGAGTATGAGATAAACGGCAGATCAGTTGCCCGCTACACCTTCAGCGAGTTGATAACGCTGAGAAAAGACCTGCTGAAACAGCAGGCCGCATCCCACGGAGGGATGCGGAACTTCACCGACTTCGAGACGCCGTCTGGCGGAACCACGACACCCTTGTGAATTTAACCAAAACACTGCAAACAATGATCGATGGGGCGATTGGCCTGGTATCGCCGACGCGAGCGCTGCGCCGGCAGCTGGCCCGCGATGCGGCGGCGGCAGCGGACAAGTTCTCGTCATACACAGGCGCTACATACAATCGCCCGCGGTCCAATTGGACCGTGTCCCCGGGTAGTGCCGATGCGGACTTGCTCCCGGAACTCGACACACTGAGAGAGCGATCTCGAGACCTAATCAGAAACGACCCCCACGCTGCGAGCATCGCCCAGTCCTTTGTCGATAACGTAGTCGGGAACGGCATCAGACCGCAGAGCCTGGCCACCGCCGATGAAATGGGCGTCAGCCAAGACCAGGCGTCAGATATCCGTGGGGCCTGCGAGTTAGCCTGGAGCCGCTGGGCAGAGAAATGCGACTCGACTGGCCACGATGACATCTACGGCATACAGGCGCTGGTCGCTCGGCAACTCCTCACAAATGGTGAGGTGTTTGTCATCCCCACGATGGTCGAAGATGTCGGCAGACCCTACGCATTGGCGCTCGAGGTCATCGAAGCCGACCGCTGCGAAAGCCAGAACGGCGCCGACAACCCGAACGGTCGGGCGAACCTCCGGGCCGGCATCGAGCTTGGACGCCGGGGCCAGCCGTTAGCCTACTGGATACGGGTATCGCATCCTGGCGATGGCATTTACGAACGCAGGACCAAGAGGAAATGGCGACGTTACGCGGCGAAATCGCCAACAGGCCGCCCGAACATTTTGCATCTAATGAATACGATGCGGCCTGGGCAAACCCGCGGCGTACCGCCGTTATCGCCGGCGTTGACCGCGTTCCGCGACCTGGGATCTTTCATGGAGGCCACCCTGATCAGGGAGCGAGTATCTGCCTGTTTTAGCATGATTGTAACCACGGATGACCCGTACTCGGCGGCGATCTCCAGGGCAGACACAACCCGGAACAGCCAGAGAATTAATTCTCTCACTCCGGGGACGGTCGAGTACTTGAACCCGGGAGAATCGGTCCAGTTCGGAAATCCGACAACGACAGGCGCCACCTTCGACCCATTCGTCGAGAGGAACCTACGAGCGATAGGCGCAAGCCTCGGCCTCCCGCTCGAGTTGGTAACCAACGACTTCAGCAAAACAAATTACTCATCGGCCCGGGCGGCCCTCCTTGAAGCCCGCCGGATGTTTGGCCGGCACCAGCGCTACCTGTCCACGCGATTTCTCCAGCCGATATACGAGATGCTCATCGAGGAGGCATACCTGCGCGGGGAAATCCCCATCGCAGACTTCGACCGCCTGGAATTCCAGCTGACGCGGACCCGGTGGGTTCCACCTGGCTGGTCCTGGGTGGACCCGTTGAAGGAGGTACAGGCAAGCGCAGCGGCCATCGAGCTTGGCGTATCAACGCTGGCAGAAGAGGCGGCCTCCCAGTATGGCCGAGATTGGGAGGAGATAATTGAACAACGAGCGATGGAACGTCGCCGACAGGCAGAAATAGAAAAGGCGATGGGTTTAGCACCAGCCAACCCAGAAGAGGAGGCAGCTAGTGGAGAACAATAGATCGGAAATCGACATCCCGACAGCAGCGCTTAGGCTAACCGCCGGCGAGGGTGACGCCTTCAGATTCGAGCTGGCAGATGACAAGGACCGGCCCAGATTCCGTATGGTGGCGAATTCAGGTGGAGTTATACCCAACCATTTCTACTGGAAGAATTTCGCCATCGACCTCGATGGGTTGCGCCTTGGCCGGCAGCGAAAGCCGGCACTGAGAGACCACGACCCCCAACAGATTGTCGGCTATACCGACAGCATCACGAAGACCCCCGAGGGGATCGTTGCTGAAGGCGTGTTCACAGAGACAACGGAGGCTGGCCGAGAAGTCCTGGCGATGGCTCGCGATGGATTTCCGTGGCAGGCCAGTGTCTACGTTCCTCCAGACAGCATCGAGAAGGTCCCGGCTGATGCCACAGCAGAGGTAAATGGCAGAACGCTGGAGGGGCCTGGCCACATTTTCAGAAAATCATGGCTCAGAGAGGTGACATTTACCGCTCTGGGCGCTGACGAAGCCACCGACGCGGTGGCATTGCACGAGGATAAGTCCACGGTATCGGCGCAGGTCTTCACCGTGGCGAGCATCGAGGAGGAGCCGATGTCCGAATTCGTCGAGCCTTCCGAGCTTGCGGATGATGCTGCCATTGAGCAGGTCGCCAGCGAGGTCGAGGCCGTTAATGATTCAACCGAAGCCGTCACAGGGGAGAGGAACCGCATCACCGCGATCCTCAGCGCCTCGCTGACCGGCCAGGAAGAACTGACCACCCAGCTGATCGAGTCCGGCGCAACTCTCGAGGAGGCGCAGAAGGCCCTCCTGTCTGATGTTAAAGGCAGAATGGCTGACCGTCTCTCCGGCCTGATTGCTTCGGCGCCAACCCCTGCGGGCTCAGAGGTTGAAGTTGAGGAGGCGCCGGCGAGCCCAGAGGAGACCTGGGAATCGGAATTCAACGCCAGCCCAGACCTCCGCTCCGAGTTTGGGGAGTCGAAGTTCTACATCGCCTACAGGCGCGGAGTTGATAACGGCTCGATCAGACCCACGAACGGAGGAATTTGATGGCGGTACTCACAAAGGACACTGCCCGCACATACGAGGCGGGCGTCGAGCCGATCATAAACGACATCACGGCTGCGGCTTCGACCACCGTATTCGAGGGGGCCTGTTTAGAGGCAGAGGCTGGCGTTGTCAGCGGATACGATGGAACAGGGGCAACCGGATTTGCCGGCTTCGCCTTGCGCGGGATCGTCTCGACCGCCACCGGCGGTGAAACAGTGAGAACGGTTTCACGCGGGGTTGTCGAGTTGGCTGTTGTGGGCGCTGGTGCAACAAGCGTCGGGGAGATCGTACTAGCTGCGACCGACGATAATACATTCACGCTGACGACAGGCACGAACATGCCCATCGGCAAGGTTCTACGCCACGTCACAGGTACAACCTGCATGGTCTACTTCGAGGCCGATGCACTGGCGAGCCGCTAAGGCTGAAAGGAAACAAAAATGGCAGACTTCACCGGCGGCGCCTCTGGTCTTGGCTCGCGATCCATCATCGGACGGCTGGCCACAGCCCTCGAGGAACAATCACCTCCTGGCTGGGTCGATCAAATAGGCATGCGCGTCAGTAGCAATCAGGCATCTGAGGAGTACAAGTGGCTCGGTATGACAAGCCCGCTCAGGGAGTTTCTTGGAGGCCGGAACGCCAAGGGCTTCCGCGAGAACGGCATCACGATTAAAAATCGCCGCTTTGAGAGCACACTGGAAGTTCTGACCGAGGAGATTAGACGAGACAAGACCGGCCAGGTCCAACTAAGGATTGCAGAGCTGGCGGTCAGAGCATCGCAACACTGGACCAAACTCTTGACCGACCTGATAATCACACCAGGCAACGGATACGATGGTTCTGCGTTTTTCGGCACAGCTCACAACGAAGGTGATAGCGGAGACCAGGATAACGCACTAGTACCGGCGATGGCTGGCGCGACCCCGACAGCCGCGGAAATGGAAACCGCTGTCATCGCGGCGATAGAGCAGGCCCTCGGATACAAAGACGATCAAGGCGAGCCGATGAACACAGAGGCCCGCTCATTCATCTGCATGGTCCCGGCTGCCCTCTTCTCTGTTACAGCTGCCGCCCTCACCAATTCTGTGATTGTCGATGGCTCAACCTCCCGCACGAATACGCTTGTGAACCTTGCGGGATACAATGTTTCATTCGTGGTTAATCCGCGTTTGGCCTCTGGGGTTGTGTTTTACCTCTTCAGGGCAGACTCCCCGAGCAAGGCATTCATCTTGCAAGAGGAGACGGCCCCCCAGATCACAGCCCTCGCAGAGGGTAGCGATTTGGAATTCAACAGTGACATGCACCAGTATGGCGTGAAGGTTAGCCGGAACGTCGGCACCGCATACTGGCAGTACGCGATCAAGAACACACTAACCTAGAGGGGGGGGTAGATGACTGATTTTACAGCGACCGGCGCATCTGATGTGCTGGACTATCTACTGAACCCAGCCAGCGCCGTGCCTGGCGCTGGTGCCCTGTTCATTTCGCTACACACAGCAGACCCTGGTGCTGCCGGAACGCCTTCAAGTGAGGTATCAACCACGGGCACCGCGTACACAAGACAAGGCCTGGCGGCAGCATTTCCCGCCCAGGGCGCGACAGACAGAACGGCGACAACCAACGCCGACATCACCTGGACGACAGCCACGGCCAACTGGGGCACAGTGACGCACTTCGCGATCTGCAATACATCAACAGTCAACACAACGGCAGCCACGATTCTGTTCCATTCTGCCCTGACATCATCGGTCACCATCAACGACGGAGACCAGGCCAAGATCACATTGGGGAATTTGACGATCACGCTGAATTGATATGACCTTCTTCGCACGGGCCGGGGCGGCGATCTCACCTCCCGCCGTCTCGGCCAGCACCTAGAAGGGGGAACCGTGGCGACGATGGAGCTGCGGAGGAAGCCTCCTTTACTGGCAAGGTTTAGGGCAATCAAGAGTTGTGAGCAATGGGGATACGATTCAGTTTCTTCAAGGCTCCTTGAAAGTTACGGAGCAATAAAATGCCACAGTCTTCCGTAGGAGACCGCTTTGACCTCGTAAAAGGGGGAAGTGACTTAGAGGGCCTTCGGATAACTGCCAAGGGTTGGTTTGACGTAAAACATCAGTGCGGCAAGACAGGCAAGGTCACGGACCATAGCGGGCCAAACGCAATCACCCAGGACGGCCTGCTTTCGATGATCAAGGGCTTTGGCGCCGGGACAGGCACTGGCTTGACCGCAACGACGACCGCCTACGTTCGTTTCAGCGACACGGCAGCAGTGGCGATTGTTGCTGGTGAATCCTCTGGTGGTGGTGGCACCGTTCAGGCTAGTGAAGCGGGCCTCACTGCGGGCACAGGCACGGCGATCATTGGCTCCGGTACGTCGGCCTTCTTCGGGTTCACTGGACCCGCGACGATCTTCTCAAACAACACCCCGAACACTACGGGAACCACCGGGGATGTCGTCCTGGTCAGCAAGCCGATCCAGTGCGTCATGACTACCGGAACGGGCACGATCAACTGCATTCAGATTGTAGACGATGCGGTCGCGGATCGCGTCCTGGCTGCAAGGTCTCAGAACTCTGGGTCTGGCTCGAACTCGATGACTGCGGTCACTTTGTTGAACACGGACACCCTGACGGTGACATACACGCTGACCTTGACCGCGACTGCATAACCGAGGTCTTTCGTTCCGGGGTGGGGCGGTTGGTCATGGGCTCCTGCCTCCCCCATTTTTAGGGGCCGATATGCCAACGATGGATTACGCCTTTGACGGTGATTCTATTATTGGGCAGATGGGGATTCAGTCCACTACAAGGATTATCAGGGACACGGCGTGGACCGTCACTGGCGTATCAGCGAAGAAATCAGCAGGCCAAGGCAACGGCAGGATTGGACTCACCGCAGGCGCAAAAGCGCGGTCAATTTTCGGCAAAGGCATCCTCTACTCTTTAGATGCGAACTCCCCCGGAACGCTGAACACAGGCAGCCCTGCAAACAACGACACGATCACCACATGGAGGAATGGGGAAACCCAGACAGCCATTGTTGGTTCTAGCGCAAGCGGTCCAAACTACAACACCACGATGATGAACTCGTTGCCGGGCTGTGAGTTTGCAGCGAGTGAGTACATGCCACTTGGGTCGGCGCTTACCTTCACGAACTCTGCCGACTGGTCCATTTTCGCAGTACTTAAAACAATAACCCAAAGCAGCAACAACTGTCCCATCATCGCAAACTACGACACGGGCAACACAACAAACGACAAGGCATTCTGGGGGATTAAAAACTCCAAGCGTTGTGTGTACGACGATAATGGGAACAAAGAAGATGCGTCGACTGATCTCCCTGCGTCTGGTGAAATACGAATGATCACTTGTGATGGGTCTGCTAACCGGGTTCGCGAGTATGTAGATGGAACCCAACTGTTTAATGTCACAGGGTTTGATGGCGGTTTCACGTTCAATAGAATGAGCCAAGGGGCAGATCAAAGAAATACATTCAACGGGATCATGGACATTCCAGAACTGTTGGCTGTGAGTCAGTATCTCGGAGGTAATAACTCGATAAGGGTTTCAATCGAGGGTTATCTAGCGCACAAGTGGTGGGGCAGCGGGCAAGCGAACCCATTAGCCAACGGGCATACCTACAAATCGACAGACCCCAGGGGGTCGGGCTACGATGACCTCGCAGGTAGCGGTGGATCGTATTCGCTTACCGGAACTGTGACAGACTCAGGGCTTGCGAACACGACGACGAACAAGATTTCAATCGCTGCGGGCCAAGCGTTCCAGGTCGTAATGGTCAAGTCCTACCAACCCGGCACGGTGAGCGGTGTAATCACCTACACGGTGCCGTAATGGCGATTGTCAGAGAAGACGGCGTCCAGGTTTTCGGGAGTTCTTCGGGATCGTTCACACCTGGAGCGAACATCGCCGACGATGACTTGCTAGTCATTGGAATGACAGGACGGAGCTCTGGCGACCCACCAGCAGCGTCGTCAATCACCTACACTAACGCAGCGGGCACCTCGACTGCATTTACTGCGGTTGTGACCGAGTCCACCGGTAATGACCCCGGCTGCGCCCTCCTCTTCCTGCGGGTGTCAGTTGGCAGCGGTTCAACAGCGCATGCAATAAATTACTCAGGGTTATCCGGCAGGTCGTCGATAACCTACGCGAGGTTTTCAGGCTGCGATACCCTGGCGCTCGGCTCGGTTTCAGATGTTGGTTTCTCTGGCACTTCAGGCAATACGATAAATTACACGCTTCCGACATCTGTAAGCGGAACAGTCGGGAGCAGCGCAACGGGTGGATTCCTTGCAGTCGGTTACGCGGGAACCGAGGAGGAGGTCAACTGGGGGAACCCGACCCAATCATTCTTGCAGATTGGCGGCGCTGGCTTCGACGAGACCGGCGACAAACATTCATCGGGCATGATTTACAAGATAGGAACGCTGGCTACCGGAGCGCTTCCAGGGACAAGCCCATCGCAGAGCAACGCTGGTGGCGCTGGCATCCAAGCCGCGACATTCTGCCTTCGCGAGGCGGTTGCTGCTGGCTCGACTGACTACACCACAACCCCCTCAGACGCTGTTACCGCACTCGGCGAGCAGTCCCTGGTGGTGCCCCTGGCTGGCGGAGTCACTGGCGCATCGACTGCTGCTGCCACGCTGACGCAAGTGGATATCCTTGCCGGCGGAGTCACCGGCGGCGCCTTGACCGCTGCCACGCTTTCCCGCGTGGCCGCCCTCGCCGGCGACATCGCGGGATCGTCCGCGACCTCTGCCACACTTACCCGCAACGTACCCCTGGCCGGATCGGCCACTGGATCGGCCACTGGATCGGCCACCGTTACCCGCATCGCTGGCCTCGCCGGTGACATCGCCGGTAGCGCCTCGACAGCTGCCACGCTTTCCCGCGTGGCCGCCCTCGCCGGCGACATCGCGGGATCGTCCGCGACCTCTGCCACACTTACCCGCAACGTACCCCTGGCCGGATCGGCCACTGGATCGGCCACTGGATCGGCCACCGTTACCCGCATCGCTGGCCTCGCCGGTGACATCGCCGGTAGCGCCTCGACCGCTGCCACGCTTTCCCGCGTGGCCGCCCTCGCCGGCG